GCACTTGGTGGTGCATTTAGATTTGGTGAGATAACATATTTAGTTGGGCCTTCAGGTTCTGGTAAATCATTTATATTAAATATGTTAAGAGAGGATTTCTCTGGAGATTTGAACAAGAATTATCCTGACCCATATAAAATATTAGCATTTTCATGGGAAATGGGAGCAGAAGACGAGGTTATACGAACGTATAGTAGTGTAATGGGAACTAGTTATAGTGAACTAGTATCGTCAGATAAGAAGATTAGTTTTGATTATTACAATAAGATTAAAGAAACATCAAAACAAGTCATAAACGATAAAATTTATTACGTAGAAACAACAGGAAATAGAGAGCAAATGCTATCTACCGTAAACAAATCTGCGGCCTGATATAGTAATATATCTTGAATAATTCCGAATCCTAGAAATAGGGGTTAATATTAAAATTATGGAAATAAAATATAAAAAAGATTGGGCTACACATCCTAAATGGCATAAAGTAATTCGTATGGATTATATGTCTAATTTGAATGAATATGTTATTCATACCATGAAATTAGGATGGTTACAATTGTCTGATTGTATTGTAAGAAATGGTAATTTTAATACTTAGCTAACGGGGAAAACTTTTTATATTATAAAATGAATGTAACATATAAGTTAATAAAGAATAAAGAAACAATACTTAACTTGAAGAAGACTGCTTGCTTTAGTCACTTAACTAGTGACTTCCAAGATTATGATTCTTTAGAAATCTTAGTATATGAATGTGAATCTAATAAAGGAAATTTAGATTTTTGGACTAAATTAATAATGAAAATAGAACCAAAAGCTAAATTAATTGATAAGAATTGGATGATATTTCCATATATGCCTTATGGTAAGATGTTATTAATATTAACATTACTTAGGTATCTTTGGGAACATAGTAATCATTATGATGATATAATTCCAATGACTAAGAAGATTCTAGAAATTACAGAAGATATTGATGAAATGCAAGCTATAACTCTTGCTGCTAGTTGTACTGAAGAATCAAGTGGATGGGGACATTCACATGTATTGGCAGTAGCATCTACATTACCTAGAATATGGCATTATAGACGTTATACTGGAAATTCATGCCAAGGGTTATGTGGAAAATCAGGAAACTATGTGACTAATGAAAAAGTATTAAATGAAATAAGAAATGAGAAAAAGGATAAATTTGATGTTATTCCAATTTTAAAACACTTTAAGATTAAATACAATGAGTAATATAGAAAATAATCCCGTGGCGCCACTTAATAATGAAGATTTAAATCTTTTAGAATATTTACTTAGAAAAAATGCAAATAAACAAACTAGATTTGTATTTAGTAAAGAAGCTAAATTATTAGCTAAATTAGAAAGCGCTGTAGAGACTGCCAAGGAAGAACCTGATTTTGAAAGTACTTGCTATATAAAAAGTGCTGGATGGGATTAGGTTTGTGGTACAGTCCGAACTGTAAATATAAATAAATAAGTTAATTAAAAATAAGAAAAAATGGGTACAAGAAGAGGATTACAAGAATCAATAGGAAAAAACTATAAATTAATTAAACCAACAAATACAACTACAAAAATGTATTATAAAGTACATGGAGTAACAAATGCTACAAGCATAACTCCTATGAAATTTTGTATTAAAAATGATAATGGTAATAAAATATGGTTATCTGTGTTTAGGTTTAAATAAATGCTTATTTTAATAAATTACAGAGCTAAGCAGAAATGTCTTAGCAAAAATAATCAAAAGAAATGAAAAATAAACATTTTAAATATGGAGTAACATATAGAACAAAAGGGTATGTTACTGAACAAGAAAATGTTCCTTGCTTTTCTAGCATAAGAGGTAGGGATATTACAGAGATAACTGTTCTTAAAACAAGTCATAATCTTACTATTATGCATAGAGAAAAGTATCTTCAGATAATAAATGAGATTTATCCTATTAGATGGGATGCTCATACAGTAACTATACCAGTAGAAACAACTGATTATAATATTCGAGTATTAAGTATTCTAATGCTGGTGCGTGTGTTATTTGATGATATGGGTTCTCAGTTTAGTAACGTAGATCTATTAGCTGATATATGTACTATAGAACTTAACTCTAAGGACATGTTAGTAGATGTGCTTCAGAAGATAAATGACTCTAAAGCTATAACTGGTAATATGTGGAATGGAAATCATTTCTTAGGACATCCTCCATTAAAGAAGATTACGCTAGAAAAGTTCTATACTGAACAATTTAGTCATGTTAATAACTTCTTTAGTACAAGAGGATATTGATTATTTTTTAACAAATTGAGAGGAGTTCGCTTCTCGATTTCCTGATGAAAAAATAGTAATAACAATTGACCACTCATTACTCATGGAATATTTAGATGAGAAAAGTGAAGTGGAGTTAATTAATCAAATATCTAGAACAGCACTTATTATGAAAAAGAAATATGGTGCTATGATAATATTATTAGGTCAATTAAACGATAAAATTGAACAGCCAGAAAGATTGAAAACACCACAATTACAATATCCAAAGAAAACAGATATTCATGGTGGTAAATCCGTAGACAAATATGCGGCATATTATGGTAACATAGTATGAAAATTCCGAATTCTAACTTAGTAGGTTAGAGGTTTATGTATATATAAATAATATTACACAAGCTAACGGGGAAACTCTTTAAAATAAAAATATGAATGAAAGAATTATAATAGATTTTAAATCTAACGAAGGAAATAATTATATAAAAAGTATTCAAGAAGAACTAAGTAAAAAATTTGAAAACGATGATGCTTATGTTCATATTGAAATAAATAAAGACAATCCCGTGCCGTCAATTGATGATAAATATATACAAGCTTTAATTAAAGTTAAATCAGCAAGAAACTGTAGAGATTTAAAGGCAATTAAACTCGTAGAAGATTTAATACAAAACGGTGTAGAGACTGACAAGGAAGAGCCTAAATTAAAATGTTTTTGCGGAGAAGGATATGAAAATCCAGAATGTACTGCATTAACAAAAAAATATAATGATGGAGAACATCATTGTATTCATTATGAATAGGTTCGTGAGACAGTCCGAACTATATGGTGACATATAGAGCTAGCAGAAATGACTAGCCGCTCGTAAGAGTAGTAACAGAATGATATATGATTGGTGACACAGTTATTATTGTTAATAGACCAGAATTATTACATATAGAAAAGTATGGAACAAAATATTATCCTACACAGGATTTGATTGCTTGGCACTTTTTAAAATCTAGATTAAATGGAACTGAAGGTATAATTAGAATGAAACAAGATTTTGCTCATGGAACATTACATATGTGGCCTCCTAACGATAAGGGGTCATCTAAGACGTTCTAAGGCACTTTCTTTAGTTTTAGGTATAATGTATCCAAAATACAACAAACGTTCTTAAAATGAATATATGGAATTTTTTAATATTAAAAAAAGAAAAATCAAAAAGCTTAAAAAGAAAATCAAAAAATTACAAAAAAAACGTGCAAATAAAAATTTAGCTTATGAAAATGATTCATGCGGATTAATACTTGCTATTTAATATTATAACAATGAAAGAATATATTAAACAAATTAAAAAAGCGTTAGATACTAAAGCTAAAATTAGATTGCGATTAAGTGATAATTCTGATTATGATGCTATGGCTAGGTTATATGAAATTACCATTGGAAGGCCTGGAACTAAAACATTTAATACAATTGCTAAATTTAATATTATGCCAATGCGAGGATGTCTTGGAGTTGCAGTTTCAACTGGCTCTATAGTCTATTCTGATTATAGAGGATTTGGAATAGGAACTATTTTAAGCAATTTAAGAGTAGCTTTAGCAAAAGAATTAGGTTATGGTTCTATGATATGTACATTTGATGATAATAATATTCCTCAAAAGAAAATATTATTAAAAAATAAATGGGATATTTCTAATTCGTTTATTAATCCATATACTAAACATAAATTATCATATGGTATAATTAATTTAAATAATAAATAATATATGGGAGTATTAATATTGGCTGAGGGAAACCCTGGTACTGGTAAATCAAGAGGTATTATAAACCTTGATCCAGAGACTACGGTTATCCTTCGTCCCAATTCAAAAGATTTGCCATTTCCTGGGGCAAGAAAGAAATATAACAAGGAGAAAGGTAATTTATTTCATGTAGATAGTCTTATAGAATTAGGAGATTACATACTTAAAATAAATGAAGGTAAAAAGATTAAAGTTATAGTAGCTGAGGATTTTTCTCATCTGCTCGGTCAACGAGTATTAAAAGACACAAATATATCAGGATATGCTAAATGGAATCGTTTAGCTGTTGATGCATTTGAATCTATAATAGGAATTGAAAACAACTTACGAGATGACTTATATGTTATTTTAATTTCTCACACTACTACAGATTTAGATAGTGAGGGGAATACTAATATACGTATGGGG